CCTAGTCGATACCGATGAATCCTGCGCGCTAGCCAAGGCTGAGGTTGTGCGTGCTGAGTTTATCTTCAAGCGCACCAAGGAGGCGGTGTTCACGTTCAGCACTGGCACCGTCGCCGAGCGCCAAGCTGAGGCGATCCAGCACGCCGACACGCTCGCCGCCAACGACAAGCTCGTGGAAGCGATCGCGGCCTACGCCAAGATCGCAAACAAGCGTGATACCGAGCGGATCGTCATGGACACATGGCGAACAATACAAGCCAACAGGAGACAGGGATGAGCGACATGGTGAACCGCCCTGCTCACTACACGAAAGGCAAGTACGAGGCGATCGATGTGATCGAGGACGCGGTAATCCGCGCTCCTGATCCCGTTCGAGGCGCGCTTCAGTGGCAAGTGCTCAAGTACACCCTGCGTATGTGGGACAAGTACGCGCCGCTAGAGGACGCTAAGAAGGCACGATGGTATTTAGATCGATTGATTCACAAACTGGAGAGTAACCGTGAAGAAAACACAAACCGACAGAATCCGTATGTACCTCGAGACAGGTAAATCCTTAACTGCGATGGACGCGCTGGTGCGGTTTAACTGCCTGCGACTGGCCGCACGCATCAAGAATCTGCGCGATGATGGCGTACCAATCAAGAGCGAACTGGTGCATAAAGATGGAAAGAAATATTCTCGATACTTCATGGACTTGCGGTAGTTGCCACTACTCGCGCTGGCAGAAAGATGCACTTTATTGCGACTTCTGGCAGAGTGCCGCCGACCGTCCCTGTGGACAATTTGTGTATGAGCCGGGTACCGATGAGGTAGAACGTGATAGTAGACAAGGAAAGCCCGCCAGGATCGTGGGCAAGGGAACTCGAAAAACGCCGCGGTATTGATCGCCGACAGCCTGTCGAGTACATCCTCGCTGCGATCCGTCAGCGTGGCTGCTGGGAGGAGGCTCAAGCCTTAGAGCTTGAGATCCTCGCTCTCAGAGCTGCGCTCGAGCGGGAGACGAACTGGCGATCTGCTAGTCGATAACCGCGCTGCGCAATAGGCAGCTATCAGATCCCGTGGTGAACCGCACCAGTACGGGTTAAATGTTACGGCCCAGCGTCTCGCCACTGACCGCCGCTGTAAAAGTACAGCTTGTTGTTCGTGGTGTCTACGACGATAGGTGCAAATCCGGTTACTGTGCTTGGCGTTCCAGTTGGTGTACCTGCGCAGGTCGGCACATAGAGGAACCCGTCCGTTGCGGTCGTAGTAACCACCCCGGCACCGACCGAAACGTTGCCGGCAGCGGTCAGAACCACACGAGGCAAACCGGCGTTGCTGAGCGTCATGGTTAAAGTCGCTTTAGTCTGGCTAATAATCGCATTGCCGGCCGTATCAACACCAAAGTATGTTCCGTTAAGGCCGGTGTTGCTGTTGCCCGCCGACATAACCGTCTGCGTAGAACCAGAACGATAAAGATTAAACACTTGCGTAGGTACGTTACCTCCCGCAATCGCCACATTTCCAGACGAGTTAATGTAAACAGCGTTTGAGCTGGCCGTAGAGATTCCAACACTATTCGTAGCCGGAAGATATACGCCGTTTGCCGGAGGTGTTGAACCTGTCACCGCAACGCTCGACACAGACACTGCGCGTCCGGCAGTTACGTCAGCGGCTGACACCTTAACAGTGCTGCCGCTCTGCACAATCGGCAGAACCTCAGTACCAGCAAGCGGCGTGCTTGCCGCCGAAAGCTGGGAAATTTTCTTGTCAGCCATTGATATACTCCTAAAACCTTAATTACGACTGTGTGCCCACAATGGTGCCGTCTGTGTCGTTTGAAGGCAAAGCACCGCTCTTAATGTACAAATCGCCCGTTGAATCTGACCAAATGTAGCTTTGCGTACCGCCAACCGAGCCAGGGATAGGCAAGGGGTCTAGCCATCCAAGCCCCGTGGTAGCAACTGTGTCATCGATTGCGCCGCCCAAAATGCTACCAATGTAGTATTTGGTAGCATCGCCAGATTTGACTGCGTAACCGCTTGCAGCGTTAGTAACGGGTGATGCCGAATTTGACACTTCAATAGCCGGTGCGCCGTTGTTGTCATAGAGATAACACCAATAACGCGATCCTGCCGACACATCACCAAGCGGCACAACTAATCCCCCCGAAGGAAGTTGATAAGCAACCCATTCCCCAGACGTTGACGAAACGCCGCCGCCGCTTTGCGCTCGCGGGCCACGCAGACGCAAAGGAACCGTGCGGCCCTCGCCAATATATGCTTTTGGTCGGAACAAGACCGATGCAGATGTTTGAACAAACAATTCTCCGGTATTAGGAATGTTATCAAATTCCCACCCGTCAAATCGAGTTTGCCCGGCGTAGTCAAAGTTTTCCCAATTTACATTGCGAACTCGGCAAGATTTAAAGTCAGCGTTTGCACCACTAATTTTGAACGCCGTAAAAGGATTGTTTCCGCTCGTTGCGCGTACCGTAATGTTTTCAATGTTTACCTGTCGGATGACAAAGCTGCCTGCCTCAAACTCAAACCCAGTTTCGGCCACATAATCGTTGTTGTTGTAAATCTGGCAGTTGACCGCGTTGAAAACGAGGATACCGCGACAAAAAAGGCTGCGCTTCTTGCAGTTTTCAAACGTCACGTTGCGAAGATCGACGGTTTGTCCACTCCCGGATTCACCCTTGATGAACAGGCCGACATTCTCGTTCCCGTTCGCAAATCCGCAAGACTCCATCGTTAAAATTTGGCCTTTCCAAATCATGCCGCCGGAATTTGGCTGATACGCCGCATCTGTCGTGCCGTTGGTTTGGAAAAACACTTCGCGCAGATAGGTGTAACTACCTTCGTTACGACCCGCAGAACCGTCCGCTTTAATACCCCAGCCCTTGCACGCATCAATCCACGATTGAGTCATGCTAAACATATTCCAACCATCATCCGCGTAAAGCCCGTTTTTAAGCTCTACGCCGTGGCTGGTCATGCCTTTGATGTAAACGTGATGAATGTCAATTTGATAGCCATTCAACACTCGAATACCAACCGTACCCGCCGTTGCCGTCGTATTGACGATGGCAAGTTCGGTGACTAAAGACCCCATAGCGGCTTCGTAACTGCCGCCGTGCGATCCGCTGTCAATGTCAATCAGAGGCTTGTTAGGCGCTTGGTGATTAAGAAACGTCTTAATCATGCCGTCGCCCATCAGCTTAATGCCGGGGCTAAACGCGCCAAAAGTCTTTGAGACGTTATAAGACAGCGTGTTAGTGATCTTGTACGTTCCTGCCGGAATGTAGACCGTGCGGCCAGCAGCGGCGTTAATTGCTGCTTGAATTGCAGCCGTATCATCCGTCACGCCATCGCCGATTGCGCCAAAGTCCTTGACGCTGACGCTTTCGCGCAGCTTGGCTTGGACGTTAGTAAATACCGCGCCAGTGCCGGCAGGTACATAGGTCGTAATCGCCGCATCCGACTGGCTCGTTGAGAGCGTTCGAGCGGTCGTAAACCTAACCTTAGCTCCTGCATTGAGTCCTGCCGAAAACGTCACCGTGTTGCTGTTGGTCTCGGTATAAGCGGAGCCTGGGTATTGATTGACGCCATCGACGAATACATCGAGATTGCTGATGCCTGGGACATACGAATTCGCAAGCGAGAACACGGTCTGGCCCGCGGTCGCGATCTGAGTCTCGTTGACCGTTGCGATGCCTGCGGGTGCAGTGGTCGCGATCGGCTCACCAAGATTGTTAAAGGCAAGATACTTATTTGCTCGTACTGCGGCCGTGTCGAGTGTCGTATTAAGCGCAGTCGAATCCGACACCGGCACCTTGATCGCTCGGATCGCATTCTCGTTGATCTGCTGATCGATCATCGTCAGCTTGTCGAGCGCGTCCTCGAGCGACTCAGCCGGTAGCCGGTCATTCGGTTGTAGATCCGTTTCCTGCGTGATCGGCACATTGCGCGAGATCGTGAGGGTCGTGCCGGAAAGCGGGGCCACGTTCATCGTGACCGTGCCGCCTGACTCGACACCTGCACCGGAGACCGAGTAGTTGGTGCCGAGCACCTGAGTCGTATCGACGCCGGCCACGCTCTTTAAGACCACCAGCAGATGGCTATCTGCGAGGAAATAAAACGGAACGGCAAAGACGGTCGATGAGCCGTTGCCCGAATAACTTACCCGATTTGTGGCCGATGCTACGGTCATGTATTAATCCTCATTGCACAGCTTCAGACGGCGCGAGCAGGAACTCCTGCCCTTGCTCTCTTTCGACACGGCGCTCCATACGCCGCAGGTATCCGGGGTTCAGCGCCTCTTGAATCTGGTACAACACAAGATAGTCCAGAACTATACGCGCATAGAACAAATTCATAAACGGCGTGTTGGAGATGACCGTGCGGAAGGCCGAGGCCGCCACATCGTCCCCTCGCATCGCTCGCTGGCGCAGCTCATCCAGATCGCCGATCAGACCGAATGTCGGCCCTGCCAGCGTATCAATGATGTTGCGACCGAACCTGTTGGATTGTCCCAACAAGAAGTCGCCATAGATGCCGAGCGCGCCGCCTTGCAGCATCGCGGCTAGCCATGTCTCAGGCATGGTCGGATCTCGTGGCGTCTTGCCCTTCAGCAGATCCTTGGCTGCCATCGCTGCGTATCCAAACGCAGACATCATCAGGATCAGTTGAGCGAGGCCTAGCATATCCGCTTTGCCGTACTTCAAATAATCGGCGAGCGAATTATAGCCTCGGCCATAGATCTCGCGCCCGAATACCTGACGGGTGAGCGCGGTCGGGAATCCCTTAAACTGCGCGATGTATCGAGCGGTCTCGCCCCAGAACGTGCCAGGTCGCAGCCCTCGCGTCCAGAAGTAACGCGAGCGCACATCCGGCTCGATCACTGCGGTCATGGCTTGGTCGATGATGAAATTACGCAGACGGTCGGCCATATCGCGCCGAGCGTTTGCTGCCGCCTCATCAGTCGGCGTCCTGCCGATTGCGGTCAGGTAATTCTTAAAGATATCGAGGTCGAGCTTGGTGATTTGCTCCGGCACCACATAGACGCGCTTATCGGCTGCGTCCACGGTTGCCTGTCGCATCACATCCCACTCTGCGGTCGTAATGCCGTACTGCTCAAACAAGCGCTTGGTATCCGCGCTCAGACGGTCGTAGGACGTATTACGGATGTTACCCATCCAGTTGGCCGTGCCGAGTTCCATGCTCTCACGCAGCGTGTCCGTCCACCACTGGAGACCGTTCAATCGGAAGAAGATGCGCATGAGATCCGCTGACCCTGCCGACATGAGATCGTCAGAGTCAAACCGTGTCGCAACGCCGCCCACCAGATTGTCGGCCACCGTGTCGATCATGTTGAGGATGCGCTTGCGCTCGCCTTTAGCGCGGCCCTGTAGCAATGCGCCGATGCCCTCGCCGATACCCGACAAGAGACCACCGCGGCCCTGATATTTGATCTGGCTCGCGTATACCGGCAGATCGGTCACGGCCGAGATGACCGCGCCGCCGAGCTTTGCCATCGCCTGCGTGACGCGCACGTTTGATCCGACGCGAGCAGACATCGCATTACCTGGGACGTTAGCCCGACCGTCCAACATCGAGAGCAGCGACTCGGCGGTATCCTTGCTTTCGGCAAACTTCTGCCGCATCTCAGGATCGCGCACCAATCCCGCCTCGACTTCGCTCGTGACCGCCTTCAGCGTGAACTGCGGATTCGGCCCGAGGATACGCATCAGGCCCGCTTGCTGCGCCGCACGGCTCAGATCGCCGAGGATCGCCTCGTGCAGTTTGCCGACGCCGAACTCGGTCAGATAGTCGAACTCTGCGTCTGCATCCTTAAAGTAAATGACGCGAGACTGTGACGCTCTGCGGGCAAGCGACCCCGGCGTTGTATAGGCTTGCGCTTCTTCGTCGATCGCAGACAGATGCCGGCCCGCTGCGAGATCCGCATAGACGGTATCGAGGAACTCCTCGAGATTCTGGCCGGGTTGCAGCGATCGATCGATGTCGAGACGCTGGCGCACAAAGTCTTTCCACGCCTTGCTACCGGCTGCGCGAATCTTCATAAAGTCGTGCTGCTGGCGTGTAATGTATCCCGTTAAATCACGAATCCACGCACCGAATCGATTGCGCGTATTGCGCGAATCCTCGCGATACTTGTAGACAATCTTCGCAATCTTGACTGCGTTATCGTCGAGTCCCTCAAGGCGAGGCTCGGCGCGGCCGAGTTGATAGAGCGCTCGCGCTACATCGCGCCCGTAGGCATTGCTCGTAAACGCCTCTGCTAAACCGTCGCGCTCAAGATCGGCGAGCATCCCCTTCGTCCAGCGCGTGAAGTAGGTGCGCTGCCAGTGGAATGCGGAATCCTTCGATCCGAACCGAGCGAACGATGAGCCGCCGAGAATCGAGAGCAAACCCTCTGATGGGTTATCGCGGAACTGCGTCAGGATACGCCCTGCCGCCTTCGTGCGAGCCGCAAGGCTGAGTGCTGCGTTACGCGCCGCAATCGTCGCATCGAGCTTGATGTTGTTGGCGAGACTGTCGGCCGCCTTCATTGCATCGCCCTCGAGCGTGTCGATCTTGTCCTCGGCGGTGAACACTTCCCGCGCTTGCTTCAATCGCGATCGGACGCGAGTGTTTTCTTGCTTCAGACGGTCGAGCAGGATATCGATCTCTGACGCGCCCAGCTCGCCACGAGTCGCTGCCTGCATCGCAGCTCGAGCAGCGTCATCGTTTCCGATTCGATCCGCTGCCGCACGCACCGCCTGTGCATACAGATCCGCTCGCTCGATCGCTTCGCGGAACGGACGCATCTCAGTATTCGGATCGCTTGCGCTGTAGGCCGCGCCTTCTTCGCGCACGCCAATCTGCCGGATAGTGTCCGACGTACTCATGCCTCGCAGATAATCGAACTCTGGGCCAGTCTCAGGCGATATACGGCCACGGCGCTCTGCTGGTAATACTCGGCCAAGCGGCTGTTCAGGCCATGCTTGACGACCAAATCCACGTTGATCAATAACAATCTGATCAGCCGTTACATTCTTAAACGGTAATAGCGCTTCTTCGTTTTTACTGATTGCAAAAATAAACGCCCCATCACTTGAGAGCGTCAATCTGCGCAATGCAAACAATGCGCGGCGCTTGCCTTCTGGCGTGTTGCCGTAGCTCATCACTTTATCGAACGGCACTTCCACAATGTTCTGCACGATCATTTGATTGTTTGTGACAACCAAAACCACGGCCTTATCGTCAAACTGAATTTCTCTTGCGATTGAAGCAAGCACTTCTGGCCTTTTAATTGGGCGGTCAACCATGCCTTTTAATCGCGCTAGGCTCGGTTGCCCAAAGTCTTTTTGGATTGTCTCAAACTCACCGTTTGCCTTGATGACGGTATATTCATTTGTATCAATGACTACATGGTCAGCAAACTTAATGCCACGAGATTTGAAGTATTCTGCGGCGTTTTCGGTAAACCGAATGTCTGCTTGGCTTGGTCTAGCAATGCCGCTTGGATGATTGTGCAGCAAATAGACTTGCTTCGCGCCTAACTGCCGCGCTCGACTACCAAGTTCGCTAAAGAAATCAGTTGCGTCAGGCCCAGCAAAAGCTAATGCGCTGCCCGGTAATCGCGAGGTAACGCCAGCCTGTCCGACTACGTTGCCGTCATTGTCAACGAACACATAGCGGAGCGTCTCGAATCGCGGGTCTCGGTAAACTTGAGCGAGAGTCGCAAAGTCCTCGGTCGAGGCTATCTTTTGTCCGACAAGCGAGACTTTCTGTCTTGCAGCGAAATCACGCGACAAGGCGAGGCCAAGTACGTCGCCGGAGCTTCGTAGGTCATCCACAGCTTTAACGGCTGCCCGTTGGGCTGCAATAGCTCTCGTGCCTGCCTGCGATTCAACAGGGCCTTCTGAGAGATAATTTTGGAGTTGTTCATTGGTTGAATAGGTCGCTGGTTCGCTTACGCCTCGGACGACAGGGATGCCGCCGATTGTTCCAACTCGCTCTTGAACAGCTCGCGCAGTCCCGTTACCCGGCTCGACAACTCCTGATCCAATTGTAACAGCGTCTTTTGCTGCTGGGCCTTTGTCAAAGTCCCTGAGAAGTTCTCCCAAGAGTGCGTCCACCTCTGAAAGAAGTCCCTCAACTCGTCCTGGTGGTATTCGTCCAGTATCGGCCAGATTGTTGAGAGTTCCACTAGTGATTTCATCTATTTGTCTCCTGAGATCAAGAATGCGCTGGGCGCGTTCCTGCGGCGTTGCTGGATTTACCTCTCGACTATTTAGTACCGCTTTCGTTGGCGTGCCGTGGAAGCATCCCACGCCGCCATTAACATCACATTTAGTGCAGTTCCAAGTCCCTTTCTGACTCGTCTTTCCGAGCTTTTTAAAGCCAGAATCAATCGGACATAAGAACGGTTTAATCTTCGGAACAGCCGATTTAAGCTCAGTAATCTCTGTGCCGTCAAGAATTTTCTGCCCCAACTTGACTGGCAGCACTACTTGTACTTGATTCCTTGCGGCCAATTTAGCGAGCGTATCAATCTGATTCTTGCCGGTATATACAAACGCAACTGGCAAGTCAGGATTCTGGTCAGCGAGCTTCATGTTGCTATCGTCAATTGATAGCAATCGCAAATTCATCTCAGGAACAGATCGCAAGAAATCGGGAACTTTCGAGAATACCTGTATGCGAATACCCTGATTGTTTAGCTCTTTGATAAACGGAATCCATGAAGAATCGCCATCCCCTTTATCAAATAAGCGCAGCGCTTTGTTATTTGCAAATTCCGCGGTCGCCTTGTATTCAGCCGCCACTCGTTTGGCAGCGCGAACAGGGTCAAGCTCAATGGCAAGTGTCACTAACTCGGATTTAACAATGACATTTGCATATCGATAATTGCCCTTTGTTGCATAGCAATATTGGGCGCAATCTTTAGACGGGCTGCAATTTATAAATGATGAATTGATGTTGTTGACCGGCTTTGCCGCCGCGCCCATTAACCCACCATTGATCTCAAGAATTTGCCAAACGCCTTGCTCACCTTTTTGAGTTAGCGTTTCGCGTATCTTGCGAGCATTTTTTGAATTTAATGATGACTCAAATTTTGGCGTTTGCCCGTCAATTAGCATCCGCATTGCTTGTCGGACAAATATGCCTTCGACTGCTTGCGCCGCGAATGGCGTGCCTTTGTGTTGTTCAAGGTTGGCGCGAATGCGATCAGCGTCATCGCGGGTTGCTAGAAAATCATCAAACGCTGTTTTCTCAATGTCAGTAAAGTTTCCAGGCTCACGCTTCAATACGCGCCCTTCGCCTTCCCCAAGAATCGGCGGTTCATCATCTAGCTTGCCGTATTTGGCAGCCATCTCTTTTACTGCCGTCACGGTTGGAACTGGGCGAGCTTCTCGATTGACCGCATCGCCCGCCTCATTTGCAGAGCGCAGCGCCTCATCGAGTCTAGCTTGCGCAGCCTCAACACTCGCTGAAAGTTTCTCTACAGATCTTTCGGCTGCTTCTGCGGCCGCCTCAAAGTCCACCATTGTGCGTTGGTCAGGTCGGAAATTTTCGACCGCCGCATTCCGAGCAGAGTTTAGCGAGAAGTCCTCGCCACCGCGGGCAAGGCTGGGATCGAGCGACACAATCGACTCGACGTTGATCTCGCGAGCATCGATCGCTTGCGCGACACCCGTAGTGAGTGCAGCGCGGCGCGTCTCAGGATTCACAGAATCGATAACGCTTGCAGCAGACGCCTGTGCATTGAGTTCCGCAGCAATGCGCTCGTACTCGAGTAACGCATCAGGCTCAATCGAGGCAGGCTGATCAATTTCAGCGCGAGCCGCATCGTCCATCATTCGCAATCGATCAGCGATCTGCGTCACTGACATATCGCGGCTGAATCCTTCCATCTCCATCTGCGTGATGTATTCCTTGTTCCCAAGGAACTTACTCAGCTTTTCACGCACTGCCCCAGACCAAATGCGCGTGCCGGACAAGTCTTCGGCCAACGCATCAAATATCTCGGAGTCGCTAATATCGTTATAGCT